GAGGGCTCCGGCCACTCCTCCCGAACGTCCTTCATCTGAAAGTACGTCGGGGGTGCATCCGCGCCCCACCGAACGAACACGAGGGACGCGATGTACGCCCGCAGCGCATCCGCACACGCCCCACGCGGATCGAGCAGCGGTGGGCTGTTGGGGGGCGTGCCGTACAGGCTCCCGTGAGGGCCGGCCTCGTAAACGCCGGGGACGACCAGACGGCCGTCACTCCTCGGACCGAGACTCACGCATCCCCTTGAGCTTGCTCCCAGCCTTGCGGGACGCCTCGCGGGTCACCCGCTTGATGCTGCGATCCAGCCCGCTACCGCCGCCCCCGGATTTGTAGGTGCCGCCCCTGCGCTTGTACTCCTGCACAGCCCATCCGTTGGCGTAGGCGCTAGGATACACGTCAAACTTCCGCTTCGCCGCGGAGATGACGTTGGCATACAGCCGGGGGTTGGCGGGCTCGCTCATCCTTACAGGGTACGCAACGCACGCCGAGCGGACAAGGTGGCCCTCCACCCAATCTTGACGCACTCCCGGTCAATCTCCGCCTGTACCTCGGGGACCGTCTTGGCAAAGGCGTTGCGAAAGTACGCCCGCGCCGGGAAGCCCCGGGCCCTGTACTTGCGCTGGATGCCGCGGGCCATGCGCTCCGCCGCTGCGTATTCGTCAGACCTGTTCTCCGGCCCGAACACCCGGCGCGTCCGCTTGCGCTCCGGCCCGTAGCTGGCGTCTCCCCGGGCAAGTCCTTTCCGCAGCACCCAGGCGATGAGCGGTTGCAGCGGGGGCGTGAACGGGCGGGCCCCGTACTCCAACGCCACAGCGTGTGGCGCCTCCACCGTCACGATGGACCCATCTGCCACGCGGTGAAACTGTACGCTGTTCCGCAGTTCCCCAAGGTCAACGAGGTTCTGGGCGCTGATTTCCCGCTTCACGTTGCCGACCAGCCGGAGCCCCCCGGCCTGGAGCCCGCGGATAATGGCCCCCTCCGTGGCCGGCGCGAGCCGGACGACGAAGCGGGTGAACTGTTCCAGCGTCATGCGCTCAGTCATGGCGCACCAACCGCAGCCCCACCGGGTTGGGCTCCCCGTCGCGCAACCTGGAGGCGTCCTGGCGCACCAGCGAGGCCACCCAATGGAAGCGGTCTGCCTCCCGGGTGGGGACGCCGACCACCGCGAACCGGCGGCGGGGGCTCGCCCCGTCGCGTGAGTCCACCGTGATTTCCACGAACCCCTCGCACCCGAGCGGCAGCGGGAGGCAATGAAACAGGGTGCGGATTTGGTCCTCGGTGTACCGCGGACTGATCTGGGTCACCCGCACGTCGCCACGTTCCACGATGCCGGCTTCCCGGGGCGAACCGCGGACGCCGAGCAACGAGATGTTGGGGGTGGGCAGGAACTCTTCCTGACTGATGACCGTGGGCTCACCCCGCCCAATCTCCCCACCCGACCACCTGTATATGATGGAAAACATACGGTAAGGGCGGAGCCCCACGTCCGTGTACAACTGCCGGAGGTCGTCCGCGACCGCCCCGAGCGACTCCACCAGCGACCGCTCCGGCGCCGGGTTGGGCCCGAGCCGGGGGTCTAGGTTGGGCGGGTTGGGGCGCGGGTTACCGTCATCCACGGCGGTGCTTCGCTTCCAGGTCAGCGTCGGTCTTTGCGCGGGCCGCGATGAGTGCTGCGTCCAATGCGGCGAGAAAAGCGTCCCTGCTCCCCAACTGCTGGAACAGGCGGAAGAGGGCGGGCATGGCGGCCACCACCGCTTGGGCGAACTCCAGGGCGATCTGCGCCGGGTCCATTACTGGCCCCCTTCCAGGGCACGGAGGGCGGAGTCACACCGGGTCCGCTCTGCTGTGAGGTCAGCCCGGTCTTGCTCCAGCGTGGTCCCCGCCCTGTCAACGATTGCCCGTTCGTTGGCGATGCACCGGGTGATTTCCATGGTGTACGCCGTGCGCTGGGCAGAGGTGGGGCCGCACCCCACGAGCAAGAGCGCCACCGCCCACCGGGTCATCCCTGCACCTTGGCGTTCATGCCGCCACCCATTCCCAGGTATTCGATCTGGGAATACGGGTTGGCGACCACACCGAGATCGTCCGCGAGGCGGCGGGTCCAAAACACGAGTTCCTTGCGAAGCATGGCCGTCTCCTGGGGGTTGGTCTGCAACTCCCCCAGCCGAAGAGCCTTCATGCGCGAGCGGGCGTCCCGCAACTGCGCCTCGATGGACTCGCACTCGCAGAGGTCCGCCAGCACCGTGGGCACCGCGGCAGGGGCGATGCGAACGAACGAATCGTAGACAAGAAAGAGCGGCTGGGAGGCCGCGGGGTAGCCAAGCTGGATGGACTGCGCCAGCGACTTCCATTCGGGGTACCCGAGAAAGTGCAGGATGCGGTTCTTCTGCTCGTCCGTGAACAGCATCACGTCATCCCGCGGAGCTTCGCAGTCATGCCCTTCCGCAGCGGGGGCGCCGGAGCCTTGTCGGTGGGCGCCTTGTCCGCCTCCACGGCCTTGGGGGCCTTGAGGCCGCGGAGGCCGGGGCCTCGCCCACCCGAGGCGGCGGTCTTGGGCGTGACGCCCGGGATGCGTGAAATGTCCTTGCGCGTGAGCATCACTTCTCCTTCTTGGTCGCCGCGTACCGCTGCAACAGACGGGCGCCCTTGGCGGCCAGCCGTGCCCGTCCCGCGTCATTGGTGGGCACGGACTCGCCCCATGCGTGGGCCGACAGCGCACGCCGGGTGGGCTCCCCGTTGGGCTTCTGCATCGCGCCTTGCGCCCCGCTCCCGAACATCCGCGAGAGGAACGAGCCCTTACGCCGCATCTTTTCGGGCGTGTCCGCCGCCCCCTTCACCCCAGGCTTGAGATTGGCTCCCTCTTCCCGGCGGTAGTGGGCACGGCCGGCGGCGGTGAGGCCGCCCTCCGGGTTCTTGAGGCGGCCCGCCATCAGCAAGTCTCCAGTTCCGCGCCCTGCGCTTGCAGGGATGCGACGTTGTGGGTCGTGGCCGACACGATGGACCCCGCTGCAACGTGGTGCACCGTGCCGTCCACGATGTACCGCACGGCCCGCGCCACCCGGTACTTCTGAGGGGTTGCCGGCATTGCCGGGGGCGGTGCGGGCGGCGGTGCCTCCTCCACGGGAGCAGCGGCGACCGGCACCACCTCCGGGGCGGTGGGCGTGGTGTCGGAAAGCGAGGGCGTCTTGCGTGCGCGGGCCATACGTCCATCACGGTAGCAGAAAGGCAGAAGCCCCGGAAGGCGAACCCTCCGAGGCTTCCTGCTACCCGCCCCCGAGGGGGTTGGATGCGCGTCAGGCGTGCTCGATAACCGCGCACCGCTTGTAGCGGGCGAGGCCGCCGGTCAGGCCGTCCGAGGGCACCGGGAAGTCGCCCGACCAGGACCAGGACATCGACATGACCTGCTGGAGGCGGTCCAGCGGGGCGCGCATGATGAACCGAATCCGCTGGGCCATGATTCCAACGCCGTTGTTGATGACGTTGAACTCCCCGATCTTGCCCGTGACGCCCGCCTCCGAGATGAACTTGGACTCGTCCAGGTACTTCTCGTAGATGGCGCCGCCGCCGACGACGAACGCTCGCCGGATGGCGAGACCGCTCTGGTTGACCACTTCGCCGCCGAGGTCGGGGGCTTCCTTGGCCGAACCCGCTCCGCCCGAGGTGTCCACCAGCACGCCGCTGTTCTGCGTGTTGGGGTTCTCGGTGTTCCGGTAGAACCGGCAGCCCACAAGCTGGCCGATGGCGAGGTCCCGGTACGCCGCCGAGTCGGGCAGCGACTGGAAGAGGCGCTGGAAGGCGTTGTCAGCGAACAACTGCGCCTCGCCCTCCGGGGTGACGTGGACGTGGTAGAAGCCGTCCGGCGTCGGGGCCACGTTGTTGGCGCGCATACGCGCCACCGTGTTGATGATGTCCTGGAGCGTCAGGATGTTGGTGCCGATGAGGCCGTCCACCGTCGCCGCGCCACCGACACGCGAGATGATGGAGCGGGTGTCCGCGAGGACGCCCGTGCGGAGCGGCAGACCGACCGACAGGGCCGACCCGAGGGACAACACGCCGGGGCCGAACGGCTCCGAGGGGTTGAGGGGCGAGAACCCAATGACGGTGTTCGCCGGTTCCAGGTTGGTGAACGTCACCGCGAGCGGGTTTGCCGGCGAGATGGGCGAGATGCGGGCGTTCTGAACCTGCTCCGTGAAGCCGTCCAGGCTCGACACCGTGATGGTGGTCGCGCCGATGGCCGCCGCCGCGATGTTGACCGAGTTCCCGCCGAGGTAGGCGCGGAACAGCGGGTTGCGGGTCAGCCGGTTGAGCGACTGGGCCGCGTTGAGACCCAGCTGGACCACGTTACGCAGGACGATGGGCGCCAGCGAGACGTAGCTGGTGGGCATATGGGTGTCGATGGACCGTCCGTACTGACGGGCCTCCGCTTCCCACTGCTCAAACGGGTACGACCCGATGGCGGGGTCCGAACCGGGCGTGAGGGGCGTGAGATCCACGTCCATCAGGCCGGCGCGGGTGAAGACCATCCGCTCACCGAGGTTGGCCGGCCACTCTTCCGGGATGGCCTCCGAACGGTAGAGCAGACGGGGGTAGAGGGCATCGTGGAACACACGTTCAAGCGTGCGGTCCTGGATGAGGTTGATGATGCCGGGGGGAAGCCCCAACGAGGCGGTGGATACGGTCACGGATGCGATCTCCTAACGAATGGTGATCTGGCGTGACCCCGACCGACTGTTCCCGCCGTCGTCCGCGTGAGGCGGGGTGCGGAATCAGGATAGACGGGGCCGTGCACAGATGCAAGTTGTGCTGGGTGCGCGTCAGGTGTTGAGACCCATGCGCTGCTTGTACTGCACCCACTCCGCCCCGGTCATGTCCATGGCGGACTTCGCGGGGATGGCGGGGTTGGCGCCCGGGGGCTGGGGCGCCGGGGAGGTGACGGGCGAGGTGGTGGCGGGGCGCACGCCCATCTGGGGCGCGGGGGCCTCCTGCACCGGGGTCGCCATGCCGAGAGCGGCCCGCATGGCCGGGTCCTTGGCGTACTCCTCCAAGAACACCTCTTCGTCCAAGGGCTCCGCGTCGTCGGGGAGGCTCGCCAGCTTGTTGGTGATGAGCCAGAAGCCGTAGTCGTGATTCGTGATCCCCTTCTTGGAGAACACTTGGTAGAGGTGGGCCCGCAGCTTGGCCTCTTCCGCCACGGACATCGCCTCCTGGGCCTGGGCCTCGCGGGCGGCGAGGTCGGCCCGGAGGCGCTCCACTTCGCTCATCTGGGCGCGGCGGGATTCCTCCGCCGCCGCCTTCAACGTCTCGTACTCCTGGAGCGCGGACTTGATGGCGGCGGGGTCTTCCACGCCAAGCTCCTTCAACGCCTTGCGAGCTTCTCGCTCGACGCGCTTCTGGAAGCTCTCCGCATCGGGGAACACCGCATAGGGGGGCGGGGTAGCCGGCGGAACTGCTGGGGTGCCCGTGGCGGGCGCTTCATCGCTCATTCATCCTCCACACCGACCAGTTACCGCCGGTCGTCCGCGTTGGGGAGGTCAGTAGCGACCCCCGGTCAGAGGTTGGACGCGGCCAGAAGCCGCTGCTGGACGCCGGTCGTGCCGCCGGTTCCGGGCGTGATGGCGTAGGTCAGCGTGGCGCTTCCGATGACCACATCCGCCGCGTTGAACGCGACCGACAGGCCGTCAGCGGACAACGCCGCTTCGCCGGCCGCGGGGGCCGAACCCCGAGCCACCGGCGTCTTGGCGCCGAGCGACAGGCCGACGCCCACCGAGGCGGCGAGGAGCATCACACCACCGCGGCCCGACGAGAACGGAGCGGCCGAGGCGGCCACGCTGACAGTCTCGGTGAACACCTCGCCCTGGACGGCGAAGTAGACCACCTCCGCGGCGGTAACCGCATCCGCGGCGGCGAAGACGATGTCCCCCGAGGCGCTCACGGAGAACTCGCCCGCGACCGGGGCGCCCCCCGCGACGAACGCCAGGGCGCCCGGAGCGCCACCGGCCGTGGCGAACGCGGACATGGCGGACATGGCCTTGGCCGAGGTCGGGAGCACGAGCGTGTCCGACACCACCGCAGCGGCGATGAACGAGGGCAGAAGCGCGAACGCATCGCCCGCCTTGATGGCGTGGAGGGCGTCCGAAACCTTGTTGGGGTTGGACTCGTTGAGGACGGCGAGAAGGGTGCGTGCCATGACGTGGATCTCCTAGAGAAGGGGCGAACTACACAGAGGTCCGACCCGCCGCGACCAGAGACAGGTTTGCCTGTCCGCTGACCTGGATCCGCCGGGGCGCGTCGGGGTAGGTGGGGAACTCAACGAGGAAGGTACCGAGCATGGCCACGTCTGACCCTGCGCCGTTTGCGGAAGCAGCGGCCGGGAGCCCGAGCGTCACCGCACCGGTCCCGCCGCCACTCACCACCGAAGCGGACGTGCCCGTAAGGGTGCCGCGGATGGCGAGTTGCCCGGAGGTCGCCACGGTTGCCCGCGGGGTGGGGAGGCCAGCGAGAGCGCACGCCGCGTTGATGCGGGCCGCGCACGCCGGGGCCGTCTGGTCGCCCACGTCGAACACCACCGACACCGGAACGGCGTCGATGGTGAGCAGCAGTGTTTCACCGCCCACGAAGGCGGTGGGGTAGGTGCCGCCGCTGGCCGTAAGAACGGCCTCGTCGGCGCCGATGCGAAGAACCAGCTTCGCGTTGGACCTCGCGTACAGGAACTCGATGGCTTCCAGCGCGTCGAGCACGTCAAGGTCCACAAACTGCGCCCCCGGCAGCCCCGTCGTCTGCACGACGAGAGCGACCGGGGTGTCCACCACCGACTGATAGAAGCCGGGGGTGCACCGCAGCGACAGCCGCCGGATCGTGCGGTCGCCGGCGCCAGAACAGGCCGCCGCGCAACTCCCGCCGACTTCCAGCGACCCTTGCAGCGTGAGCGTGGCAGACATCAGCGGCGGTTACCCGAGGGAGGCAGCGGGAAGCCGGTGTCCGACCCGGGGGCCGGAAGGGGCGGGTTCATCGCGCTGGGCGAGAAGCCCTCCGAGAAGCCCGAGCCGCCGTGCGTTGCGATGACCGGAAGCTCGCCCTCCGAGAACACCTTGCCCGCGGGCGCCTCGCCCTGCGTGAAGGGCGTCCACCCGGGGATGTCGCCCTCGGGGCCCGACATAGAGGACGCCGCGCCGGCCTGAGAGCGGAACGGGAGCTTGTCTGCCATGTAGCTATCCATCGAAACCTCCGGGGACACCAACGGTGCCCAGTCAACGTCCGCTGGTCAACCCCTTCCAGGGGGTGTGATCCTCGCAGGTAGCTTGCACCGCCAGCCCGACAGGCTGGACAGGCAGGTTGCCCGACATCTGCTTCTCCGGGTCGGAGTGCGACCACTCCTTGCCCGGAAAGCGTGACGCCTCCGAGGGCGGGGAGGTGAAGGGCGGGGTGTCCTGGCCGGCAGAGGTGGTCGCCATGGACGCTATCCTCGCACACGGGCCGGTGTAGGTCTAGCGGGCCGGCGTGTGGTCGGGCGCTTGGCCCCGCGCCCCGCCTTGATGCGGGCGTCCTCGCGTTGAATCTCTGCCGGCGTGAGCGGGCGCGTGTCCACCTCCTCCGGGTACACCCCGTCGCGCCATGGGATGACTGTCTCCCGGTCGTTGGGGCGGGCCGGCGGGTGCTGGTACTCCCGCCCCGCGCCATCCCGGAACAGCCCATCGAGTGGGCGCACTTGCCCGTGAACGTACACGCTGTCCAACGCCGTGCGGTTGTCGAAGTGCGCCAGAATCTTCTTCTGGAGGTCGGGGAAGTCGTCGCGCATTTGCCGGTACGCTTCCAGGTTGGCGCCGTTGTACGCCCGCGCCGTCTCGGTGCGGACGATGCGCTCCGCCCAGTAGCGGTAGCGGCGGAACAGGCCCTCGGGAATGTCCTCGCTGGACGTGACCACCACTTGGCCGTTCTCCAGCTTGGCGCGGAGCGACACTTCCCCCGTGGGTCCGCCGTGCCCGGTGAGCATCTCCACCATTTGGGTCTGCGTCAGCCCCGCAGCGAACCCCAGTTGGATCCGCTTCTCAAACTCCCGGAGCATGGCTTGCCCGTACCGCTCCACCGAGGTCTGGTGCTGGCGCAACAACGACGCCCCCATCCCCTGCGTCTCGTCCAGCATCATGGCCAGCCGTACCCGGGGGGCTTGGGCGGACACGCCCATGTAGGCCGCCTCCAACCGGGCGAGCGTGGCCACCGAGTGGGTGGCCGCGGAAGCCACCGCGGCCATGGCGGAGTCATGGGTCAACCCGGCGAGACGGGCTTCAACGTACCGCAGCGTGAAGCGGACCTGGGTCTGGTACGAAACGATGGACGCCCCGGTGAACCGCGCTTCCGGGCCGCCATGGTGCGTCACCTCCACGGCCAACCTGTCCGCCAGCAGTTGGTCCGCCTCTGCGAGCAACCGCGCAAGGTTGCGAGCGGCCCTCCGCCCCGCCGGGGTGGCGAGGTCGAGGACCGCTTCCGCTTGCGCCACCGCCGTTGCGATGGCGTCCGAGGCACGACTCACGCCTTGCCCTTGTCCTCACGCGGCGGGGTCGGGCGCCCCATTGCCGCCGGAGAGCCTGGGGGCCCCTTGGGGGGCGGGAAGCCTTGGTCAGGGCCGGGGCCCATCGCCGCCCGTGCGAACTCCACCGCCTGTGCGGACTCCTCCTCGATACGCCGCATCTCTTCGTCCACGTCGTTGACGCCGAAGAGAGACTGCACCGACTCGATGGACGTGCGCTGACTGATGAGGCTTTTCCCGCCGTTCGCCACCTTTGCCGCGTCCGCCGCCAGCTTGATGTCCGCCCAGGTCGGGGAGAAGTAGGGGTTCCAGTTCAACTGGATTTCCTCCGACTCGCCGGGGGTGCGCTCAACGTACTTGGTCTCCCGCTTGGCCGGCCGGGGGACCTTGGGCAGCGCGGACGCCTCCTCCTCTTCGTCGCCCTCCTCCTCCTCTTCGTCGTCCTCCACCTCTTCGACCACGGCCCGCTTGGGCAGGACCACGGCGGTGCGTACCTGCTCCCCCGTCTCCTCGTCCTGGGTCACCGTGGCCCCGATGGTGCGGGCCGCCTTGAGCATACCCAGGAGGACGCGCCTGATCCCAAACTCCCCGTACTGTTCGCGCAACAGATCGCAGCGGGCGAGCATGGGGGCATACAGGATGCGGAGAGCTTGGGCGCTCTGCGCGGCCCCGGACAACTTTTCCGGGTCGGCCAACACCACCGACGCCACGTCCAGCGTGTACGCCCGCAGCTTCTCCGCCATGGCCATCGAGGCCGTGGGTGCATCGCCGGGAAGCGTGAGGTACTCGGCACCCCCAGGCGAGAACAGGGCGTTCTCCGAACCCTTGCGGACGCTCCCATCGTTGGCGCCGGGGTCCATGCGGACCACGAGCGTCGGGTCGCAGTTGGCCTTCACGCCGCGGGTGGTGGCGGAGAGAAGCTGGTTGATCTGGTCGATGTTGTCGGTGAGCCCTTCGTAGTCGCCCTCCCCGTCCGCCTCTTGGGAGTCGGGGAGGTTCTGCACCCAGTAAAACGGGGCGAACCCGAACCCGTGCGGGGTTGCTTTCATGGGCGCTTGCGTCCACCGGTCGGTCTCGGCCAGCGTCTTGGTGATGGGCTCCCAGACGATTTCCTGACGCTCGTCCCAGTACCGGGCGTAGAAGTACCAGACCTCTTTGATCTTGCCCGACGACGGGTCGAACACTCGCCGGGGGTAGGCGTAGGTCTTGAGGGCAGCACCCACGATGCGCTCGTCCTCGTCAGCCCACCGGAGGACCGTGACGTGCTTCGCGTTGTGCACTTCCACGCGGGGTTTGCCGTTCTTGAAGGCGAACGACAGGCACGCCGTCCCCATGGCGCCCCCGAGGTTGCGGGCTTCGATCAATCGGGTGGGGAGCCGGGACTCAGCGCACAGGGCCTTGGCGTAGTCCTCTGCGTCCTCGTCGCCCTCCAACCGAATCTCCGGGAACCGGTCAGACCCGAACAACATGGACGTGAGCCGGGTGGAAATGAGCGCACCCAGGTCATACCGCGAGCACGGCCGGCGCTTCTTGAGCGGGACGTACCACCCGGGCTTGATGTCAGCCTCGGACCCGTAGCCCGTCATGTACCCGTCCCAGTCGTAGGGCTTGTGGTCGTCCTGCTTGCCGCGGAAGTAGCTCTCCAGCCGGTCGAGGATGCGAAAGCGCGACGACTCCGCCAACTCAACGAGCCGAATCCCGCGCAACGGGATGTCCAGTTGAGCAGCGGGGGGCGGGTCGGCGCTGATGCCCACGCCCGACCCCGCACCACCCGGCCCCGTAGCGGCCGAGAATGCCTGGACCTTCAAACCGGATTCACCCATCGCCATGGCGGCATCCTACGCCACCCCGCGGGCGTGGGCTAGACGGGCTGGAGCACCTGCAACCGGCTGATCTTCGCCACGCCGCCCGGTGCGTTGTTGGAGTTCACCACGATGGCGAGCCCCGTCAGAGACGCGCCGTTGAGCCCTGCTCCGGTAGGCCCGCCGAGGTTGCCGTCCCCAATCAAGCGCCCGCGGTCAGCGACGACGGTGTACCCGTCGCCGTTGACCGACCCGAGGGACGACCCGTAACACGCGACGGAGGGAGGGTTGCCCGCGTCACCGGGGCGGAGGGTGCAGTCCCACTCACAGAGGGTGCCTCCGAACTTGTCCAGGTAGCCCGTGGAGCAGAAGTTGGCGGTGGGCCCTTGGGGCGTAAACGGCTGGATGGCCGCCGCTGCCCCCGCTGCCAGAATCCATTGGATGAAGGTGTTTCCGTAGGTCATCCCCCCACCCAAAAGGCCGGCACCCCAGGTCGTCGGGTCGAAGAAGAGGAAGCCGATGCGAATGTGGTCGTAGTCCACCATCGAGAGCCCGAGGCGGAGGCGGAACCGCTCCGGCAACACCAACCCCTCGGAAGGGGACACGCGGTAGGCCGCCACCGTGTTGGAGGTCCAAGCCGCAGTCACGTCTAGCGTCGTGGAGGTCTTGTTGGTCGCGAGGTCGGGCCCGCTCGTCCCGAGGATGAGCGTTGATGCCGGGGTGCTGCTGAGAACAACCGGGTCGAACTGCGTCGTGTCGGTGCCGTTCCACTCCCAGATGATGTTGGAGCCCCCACCCCCGCCGCCGATGAGGCCGGCGGCCAGTAGAAGCGAGGTGAACGTAGGAGCCACGGCGGTGGGGCTGGTCGCCTGTGTGGGGGTCAGGAACGTGGCGATGACCCCGTCCTGCGTGGGCGAATACGGGATGACGGCCAGTCCCTCCGCCTGGAGGGACTGCACGTCGTACACGTTGCCGTCCACCGTTTGCGCGGCGGAGAAGCTCTCCGAGCCGTCGAAGTCTTCCAGGACGAGGTAGACAGCCATGGGTCAATCCTTGTGGGGGCCGGTCAGACGGCGGTGTGCGTCTGCGCGGACTGCGAGAAGACTAGCCCGAGTCTGCAACGATTCGTGGAGGCGTAGGTGACCTGTCCGT